GCATTGCGGGCATAGGGCTGGAGCCTGGCCAGCGGCCAGTGCTCGATCCGCTCGGGGGCGAAGGCGAGGGTCATGCAGGTTCCTGTCGATGGTCGATCGGCATCCGCCGGGTGGACTCCGGCACGGCGGGGTCCACCGGCTTCCGGCTGGACTCCGGCATCCGCGGGGTGTCCACCCCGCGCGGCCGGTCAGGCTTTTGAATTCACGAGGATTTCTTGGCGTTGCAGCTGAACGCTGGTCTCCGGTGGCTTCCCAAAAATCTGGCTCTGTCGCTGGCGAAATGCCGAGCCAAGCCCGCCAGCATACGTTTCG